TCTAAAGACTGGTCAGAGTATTGATGCAAGATTGATTTTGGGCTATTACAAGCATTTATTGAAACTACCCCAACAGTTTTTTGATACCATGCGAGTCGGTGAAATTAATATACAATGTACCACCAGATTTGGTGTAAATGTTTAAACGGTCAATGAATGATAATTTGTTAACATCACGGGTTTTAATACCGAAGAAGTCACGGTCTAAAAGGCTTTGGTAACCACGGATGAAAGACTGACGAATGCCAGGATATTTGCGTTTGATTTTCTTTTCAATACGGGCATCTTCTACAACATTCAAGAAGCCTTTGAAATTACGACCACGACCTGAGATAGCATCATGCCACCCTTCAGCCGGTGTATAACGGGCATGGCCAACTTCATGGCCTAGCAACAGGTCGTACAAATCGCCTGACATATCATTCCAGATAGGGCAGTATAAAATACGGTTTACGGGGTCAAACCTAGCCGTTGAGATTTTATCATGCACAATGGTTAGGTTTTCGGTGGCAAGTAGTTTTGCCAACTGAGATTTTGTTTCAACAGTAAATGTCATAATACGCTTTTTCTCATTAGGAACAACCAGTATAACACAATCCTACTTGAATTGCAAGCTCTTTATATAGTCGGTAAGCTGTTGATTTAATTGAGGATTCTTACAGACTTCACTAAGGATATCTTTAATACCGTGAGTTTGAAAGGCTTCTTGAACATCATGGACACAGGAGAAATAGTGCATTTCCTGTTGTTCCAACAATGTGTGGGAGTAATCTTCTGTGGGTGCGAATTGAAGTGTATCGTTCATGTATATCTCCTATCAATGCAACCAGTATAACACAACTGGCCTATATGTCAAGGCAATAAAAAAGAGTGTTGTTTTTAGGCAACACCCTTAGGGAAAATGGAGCGGGGTTAGGGAATTAAACCGTCTATTCTTCTTGGGAGAAAAACTGTCTCAGACACCCCGCATTTTTTACTTCATATAATTATATATGCTCTTTATCATCAAAATTATGGGCATATATTTTTATCTGCCTACTTGTGATAGATACTTTGCCTTTGTTTCTTCCCATGACATATAGATTAGGTCATCATAAAATAAAGACTCATAGGAAACGGTATCTTTTTTTACTAGTTGTTTGATACGACCTTTAGCGTGTTTGTTCTTCCAAATGTCAACCAATGATTCGTAGCTAGTATCAAATGATTTCACTAAGGCATCTTCTTTGATTTCACCGCGGAGAAACTCATAGCTGTTGTTATACAAGGGACTAAAATAAATGCCTCGAGCATGATCGGTACGAATAATTTCTTTAGGCACACCAAGTTTAGTGTATGTAAATCCTAAAGACCGATTCTTATGGTCACGCTTATGTGGTTGGCCAGATGGTTTCTTTGCAACATACCATTCAAAATACTTACGACTATGTTTGGCCTTCAACCACTCACGAATCAAGTAACGAGTATCTCTCGCAGGTTCAAATGATACCGAACCTGCTGTGAATCCCATCTTCTGCCAATGGTCAAGGTTGTCATACTGTGAAAGACCATTCAACTTGGTTTTACCATACAATGATGTTGTTGTTACACCAATCAGAGTATCACCGTATTGTTTCTTCCATAAATTCTGCACTTCATCAGATAGACATAACAAGGCTAGTAGTTTACCACCAACATAATTGTAACCTAACGGTTGAAATGGAACAATAGTAGAACCAATCGCAGTATGGTTAATCATGCCACCTTGTGTTTTCAACTCTCTTGGCCAACCAATCACACTATCACGAGGAGTTAAATCAAGAAAGTCGGATGAAATGCAAATAACACCAAGATACTTACTTGACTTAGCATCTTTGACAAAGAAGTTTAAGTTACGACCGATATTGGAATTGTTCTTCATTGTTGAAATGAATGTGCGAGCCGTATTCCATTTTTCAGGCAATTCTTTACTTCGTTTATTGTCAACTTGGATATCAGTACCATCAATGCCTTTGGCAGACATGATACTGGAATCATCGGTATATTCCAAGACAGGTTGAAGGTTCAAATAATCTTCATATGAATTTGGTACCCAAATGTTGTTCTTCACAGAATCAACAATGATTTGCTGCTTTGGATCAAGAAGTTGGACTTCTTCTCCAAATAAAGTTTGATTCACAACAGTAGGATATTTTTCATGCACTTCACACCACTTCTGGTACAAAGTATATTCTTTCACATCCATTTGTGAAACATAAGCCAAATCACGGATGGTTCTTTCTTTCAATTCACCATCATCTATGTCCATGAAAGACGAGGCAGGATTACTATCTTGCCACTTCTCCCATTGAGTTTCAATATCATCAATCATCTAGATAGTCTTTTAATTTTCTTAATAAGTTTTTGTTGTTTCTGTTTGGCCAATTGTAACATAACTGGACCTGCATAAGAGGTAAACTTGATACCATTCATGTGATCTAGTTCATGCTGGTAACAACGAGCAGTCAACCCTTCCATCCTGGCATTGTGTAACTTGCCACTTTCATCATAATATTCTGCCGTAATCCAATCTGATCTTTTTAATTTAAGTGACATGCCAGGAAAAGATAAACAACCTTCGGTATCTTTTATCATTTCTTCCGATTGTTCTACAATTTTAGGGTTAATACAAACTAGCTGGAAGTGTTCCGTACCAATAACAAAAATTCTTTGAAATATTCCACATTGATTTGCTGATAGTCCCATGCCACTATGAAGCTTCATGGTCATCTTCAATTGTTTAGCTAACTTTATGATATTAGGATTTGGTAAATTTCTGATATCATATTCAGGAATCATTCTTGATAGCATAGGATGATTGTCATCATATAAAGTAAGAGGCAATATTTCTTCTTCTTTTATGATATCTTCTTCAGTATTAAATGTTAGAACTGTTGACATTTTTTATCCTTGTACCCAATCTTCAGCTGAATCTTGTGCATCTTCTATGTCATCAAAGAATTTGGCTTCATTGAAATCATCCTCTGCTCGATAGAATAAAACCATATATTTGTTTGGATCAGAGGCAGTTTTGCATACCTGTGATGTTTTATTAGCTGAGTCATCAAAATATTCACTTAATTTAATAAATTCACTCATTTCATTATCCTTGAAAAATTCTTAATCTTCTCAAACCGGATTACCGATCTGAATTTATCTTGCAGTATATCTCCTTTATGAGAGATAACGAACACATTAGTACCTTCCAACATTTGCAAAATCGTCATTAGATATTCGGTACCATTAGCATCTAATGAAGAATCAAACACTTCATCTAAAATCAAAAGATTGGTGTTAGCTGAATTCTTCAACTTAGCAACTGCACGCCAGCTAAACAATAATGCCAAATCAATCTTCTGTTTCTCACCCTCACTAAAACTAGCATAGGTAAATTCATCACGATGCCTTGACTTGATTGTTTCCTTAAATGATTCATCAAGGTTAAAGTTAACAAAGAAATCAAATGAGGCTAGATACTTGTTTACCAACTTATTGATGATAGGCAAATACTGTTTGATAATCTTGGTTTTAATACCAGTATCTTTCAGTAGTCCTGCTGCTGCATCATAGTAAACTTTTTCATCAATCAAGACCCTCAATTCATTTTTCAATGACTCTAGTTTTAATTCCAGTTCTTTTAATTCATCTGAAGAATCTTCGGTGTTTGCTTCAGTAACTTTAAGTTCAGCAATCATCTTCTCAAGCTTCTTGATATACTTATTAGTCTCTGTAATAGATGTGTTGTTTGTTGCAATCTTAATTTGTAGTGCTTGTATCTTCTTCTGCACCTCAGAGATAACATTAAGTTTAGTCTGTTCTTCTAGGAGTTTTTCTTCTAGTTTACTTAGACCATGGCTACACTCACCGACCTTTAAGGATAGTGAATGTAATTCTTCTTCCTTAAACCCCAAGGCAATGGTCTGCCGGCATGTTGGACAATTATCATTGCCTTGAAAGAAATTGATATCTCTTTGAAATTTGGATAAGTTGCTTTCAATCTGAGATTCAAGTTTCGTAAGCTTCTTGACTTTAGATTCTGTCTCAGTTTTAGATGCAATCGCCAATTGGTGCCGCTCGACTTCGGCCGTATAGGACTCAATCTCTCCTGATAGGGTGGATATAACACTATTACTGCTGTTGATATCGTTGCCGTATTCAACAATCTTCTCATCATTGTTTTGTTTAAGTTCATCAATATGCTTCTTCTGTAGTTCGTATTTTTGTTCACTCAACTCAATATCGTATTTCTTTGAAGTGGTCAATTCTTTATTGTTTAGATTCTTATCTTTAAGGATGTTATTCATCGCTGAAAAGATTTGGATGTCCAATAAATCTTCAATGATTTCTCTACGGTCACCCGGCTTCAATTGCATGAATGGTGTAAATGATGCTGAACCAAGAATAACAATCTGTGTAAACGACTTATAGTTTAACTTCAAAATAAACTTTTCAAGGTATTCTTGGTAGTCACGGACTGCGGCTTCTTGATTAATCATTACACCGTCACACCAAATTTCAAACACAGCAGGTTTGATACCACGGACAATCTTATACGATTTGTTACCTGTATCAAACTCAACTTCAACGATACAATCTTTACCATTAATGCTGTTCAACAGTTGCGGTTTATTGACTGCACGGAATGGTTTGCCAAACAAGGCAAAACACAACGCATCAAGCATCGTAGATTTGCCTGCACCATTAGAACCCACAATTAGGGTATTAGGTGACTTATCAAATTGTATTTCGGTAAGGTAATTACCGGTACTAAGAAAATTCTTCCATCTAATTTTTCGGAATAGTATCATTCAGTTTCCGTGTTCAGAGCTTCAACATAAAGTTCTTTCATTAAAGTCTTTAGTATATCATTATTTACATTCAAAGTGAGGTTATCAATGTACTTGGATAAGATTGTCATTGTATCTTCTGCCTGGTCTATCAACTCTTGGTCATCATCTAAGGCAACATCGGTAAAGTCCTCAACGATTGATATGTCAGCAACACCTGCCTTATACAGGTTATCAATTACATTATCAAATAGGTAAGGATTCTGTTTGTTCAACACCACAACTTTAACAAAGGTATCTTTCAAATTGTTAAAGTCATAGTTTTTCCAATGTTCAAAGTCTTGGGCACCATCATCATAGTTCAGCTTATAAAACATACGATTTGGATTAGGAACAAAAGTCAGCTCTCTTGTTTCGGTATCAAACACATGAAACCCACGTTGGTCATTGTAATCTGCCCATGTGATTTCATATTGATTACCAAGATAGAAGATTGAACCATCGTTGGACTTGTGATGGAAGTGACCAGAAAGAACCATATCAAATCTATTAAACAAGCTCTTCTCTAGACCTGTGTGACAGATGTTTCCTCTATCCATCTCAAACCCTGCAATCTCAAAATGGCCAAATACGATTTGTGATTTGGTGTTCTCTAAGAAATCCAAGGTCTGTTCATAGTTGCTAGAATTAATCCAAGGTACAAGAGCCACTTTTGTGCCTGCATATTCCATTTCAACCGGATCAATAAACACATTGATGTTTTCATAACGGTCAAACAACTCATGCATGGCATTAATTTCATTAGTGTTCTTGTAAGTAACATCATGGTTACCAACAATAACATCCATATTGATGCCCTCTCGTTCAAGCACATCAAAGAACCTTTTTCGCCAGGAATTCAAAGTGACAAAGTTGATGTATTTTCTACGGTCAACAACATCACCTAAGTGGCAAATATGTGTGATGTTATTTTCTTTCAGATAAGGAAAGAATGTACCTTCCCAAAACTTAAAGAAATATTCATTGAATCTTGGGTCATCACCTCTCGCACCGGCGTGTGTATCATTTATCAGGGCTAGTTTCATCGTGTATAATATCAATATCTTCAATTAAAGGAATAGTGTCATCTTCGTTAATTTCTTCTTCAACAAAAAGTTCAAGGCCTTTTGCCTTAACTTTCTTCTTTGCATCTTTTGTTTTTTCGTATGTTTCAATGAACTCAGCTATGTTATCATACATTTGAAATTGTTGCATTTTGCCATGTTCATCTTCATACATCTCACCCTCATTAAGTATTCCGAATTGCTGTGTGGCTTTATACTTAACATATAACTGTTTCTTTTCTTTTTGGATTCTACGCAAAAAAGCAAAGTAAATAATTTGAGTGAAGTATGCAAACGGGTTCTTTGATTTATCAGGATCAAAATTTCTAAAGTATTGAATACAATTTTCAATGCCGTCACAAATCATTTCATCACGGAATGAATAAGATACAAAGTTTGGCTTACGAGATAAGTGTTCTGCAATTTTCAGAAAACATTCACCAACATAATTAGGGATAGGAGGATCTTCTTTATTAAGTTCTTTGGCCTTTGCACATCTATCGTGATAGTCAACTAGTGCAACAAGAAAATCTCCGTTGTTAATGTAATGTTTTTTACTCATACATTGCCATATTTCGTATTCTTAATCATACGATATCCTTTAACCAGTTCTGATATTCCAAAATTTAAATTGTATTTAGTTTTAAAACCGGTGTTTTCAATTTTTTCATTTGACACAACATAATTTCTTTGATCGGGATCTTTACCAATCTCAGCTTCAATAAATGTAAATGTTGGAACAAATTGTTTAATTGCTTCACATAGTTCCCATTTAGACACATTAGCTTCAGACAAACCAACATTATAAATGTTGCCCTTCATATCACTAAAATTGTTTATAGCATGGCCAAAAGCATTAACAACATCACGCACATGAACATAGTTGCGTTTAAAATGGCTTTCAAATAAAATAATAAAACCATCTTTAACAGCACGATGAACAAAATCATTAACAAGTAAATCAATACGCATACGAGGTGACATACCAAATACGGTTGCTAATCTATAACTAATCGCATTTGAATGTTCCATCAATTCTTTTTCAATGATTACTTTATCAATAGCATACTTTGAAATTGGATTCAATGGTGATTCTTCTGTGCAAAACTCACCCGTTCCGTATGCGCTATTGGTCGTAGGCATAATAACAATTTGATCTTTATCTAACTTCTTCAACATTTTCTGGATAGCTTGCACATTAGTTGTATCAGCTCCAATCGGATCTTGTTTGCAAATTGGTGCA